ATGCGAGAGACAGTCGAAATTATGCGTTATCCCGTCACTCTTACACCCGCGCCGGAAGGCGGTTATATGGTTTCTTTTGTGGATATCCCTGAAGCGTTGACCCAGGGCGAAACTGTCGCTGAAGCGATGGAAGCGGCAAAAGATGCTTTACTGACCGCATTTGATTTTTATTTTGAAGATAACGAGCTTATCCCTTTACCTTCGCCATTAAATAGTCACGATCACTTTATTGAAGTACCTTTGAGCGTCGCCTCTAAGGTATTGCTGTTAAATGCTTTTTTACAGTCAGAAATCACTCAGCAAGAGTTAGCCAGGCGAATTGGCAACCCGAATGTAGTCAACCCAAAATAACTAAAAATTTTGCAATAAAAAGCCCCATCACAAGGACAAGGCTTAGAAATCAACTAATTAACATAGTTTCCAGATCAAAGGGGTTATAATGAAATCCATAAAAGGTGATCTGTTAGCTGGGTGCTGTATATCTAAAATGTTACTTAATTAATATCGTTCTGGTGGTTAGCTTTCATCGCATCCCACCATTTTTGAGTAATCTTCATGCTATTGAATTGCATCATTTCACCTCTTACTCTGCGTCTACCATGTCACATGCAAATTGAGTGTGTTTATATTCAGAATCAAATTTTGGTTCAATTACTTCAAGACGCATGTCACCTTTTTTGCTTACCCAGATGTTATAAGTGTTAACACGTCCAATAGTATCCTGTTTGGATTTACCTTCCATTGCGTTTGGATTCTCTTTAGATGGCTTGAGACTTGATTTATAAACATCATACTTGTCGGAATACACAAAAGATACCGGAACATCGTCTACCATTTTGATCTTAAGTTTACCGCCGTTATTATCAAAAGTTTTGTTTCCGTAGAGTTTATCTTTTACAGCTTCTGTTTCCTCACCATCGATAACTTTCCATGTAAATTTTGTAGTACATGCGTAAATCGCGGTAACATTCAGTTTCTTTACTTCTTCCTGTTTCGGTTGTTCTTCTTCAACCTTCGCAGAAGTCTCTGAATCGCTCTCTGACGCGGTTTCTTCTTTAGATAATACATTCATCAAGTTTTGGATTTGAGCGTTGTATACAGCCTCCAGTGGCTGAATCTGCCCGATATTGATCATTGTATCACGAACAGTTTTATTCCAGTTGCGTTGCTCTTGTTTAAGCGACGGATCAATCTTAACAGCCTTAACATATACCTCATGGAGTTTAGAATCCAGCGCGGAGATAGACTCGTTAGCACAAATAAACTTCTCTGATTTGGTAGTAGCCTTAGTGCAATCAAAGGACGCAGCATCAGCACCGAAAGCAGTAGCAGAAAGCACGATAGCAGCGATAATGTTTTTCATTTTATACCTCTTTTGGTATGGACTGACTTTTAGATGCTTACTTTATTGATTTTTGATATTTTTTCAATTATTGGGATGAGATTTAGTAATTAAATTAAGAAATTAATGCTTGACAAATTAAAAAGGTACTGTTCCACGGATGAAATAAAGGGAGTTTTCGGCACGGCGGTGTTTCATGTGCGCGTCAGGATCTAAAACGTGATCACTTCACTCATGGCGCGGTCGCTACGCGACTATTAACCCACTTCCTAACCCTTACCATTACTGGATCTTTCCCTTCGTTAGAATGCGATTTAGGCGCTTAGATTGTGCGTAAAACCAATAAATAAAATTACGCAAATTTAATGGAGGATAACCAATGAAAGAAGAATTAACCCTTACAGAAATTTCCCGTTTATACGGCTATTCATTGAATGGTGGCGCTAAGCGATGGATAGAAAGGGGATTGCCATTTAACACCAATACCCGCCGCGTGCCAGCCAAAGAAGGAACAGAATGGGTCTTGAAAAATATTATCAACCCGCTTAAACAAACTTCTATCAAAGAACAAATCGATGTAGAGAAATTACGCCGTGAACGTGCTTTAGCAGATGCAGCCGAACGAGAGAACCAGGAAGCGATGAACCTCCTGATTCCGGTCGGTTATGTAGAACAGGAGCTAGCTGAATATTGTGGGAAGGTGAAGCAGACTATCTTGCAGATTTGTACGATCGATGCTTTAGAAATTCTCGAATCTGCTACCGATCAGAAAACATTGAAGAATAAGCTAAGGGAGATCATCGAGCGTCGTTTAAATGAAGTAGGGGACTTGTTCGAAAATGCTGATTTGGGAGAAGACGAGGAAGAAGAATTACCATTAATGGATGAACCGGAACAAGAACCAGAAGAAGACGATGAATTTGATGTGTCTTAAAACGCGTTATAAATAAATGTATGAAAGATGTTGATGGTCAACGTCTACGGGGGAGAACATCCCCCGCTAACCTTTTTCTTATTTGAGGATTTACCTATGGTTGAATTTTTGATTTATCTGGCTGTAGGATTAACTATCGTATATTCATTTGCTCACATTGGCATTTCTGCTGTGTGTAATGCTTTCAAGTATCATTAATTAAATCGATGAATTGAACTATAGATGATGGTCGTTTTCAAAGAGGATTATCTATGGATCTTTTTGTCTACTTTGCTACTCTGCTGTTTTTGACTATCGTCGCTGGCATTAAATTGATTTTTATATCGCTGGTGGTGTTTTTCAAATTTCTAATCGGTACGCCTTACGGCTGGGTATGTTTAATCCTGTTTATTCTTTTTAGTTGCTGTAAATCAGACACTAAATAATATTGTAATCTGCCTTTTCTCCTTATGTGGTTTTAACAGGGAATTTTCGAAAGAGAGTTCCCGATTAAAAGCCATAAAAACAGTGTTTTCATAGTCAGTGATCCATACAACACAAAAACATAACAAGTATAGATTGAGTATTAATCCTCCCGCCCCTTCGGGGCGGTTATTTTTCTGGCTTTAAAGAATAATGTAGCATTATGTTCATTATAACCTCATCTTTGTTGTGCAAACCTAACCTAAACTTACTAGGGACTCTTCGGAGTCCCTTTTTTTTATGCAACAATTCGAAGTGTAAGTTTCTTATGTTGTGTAGGTTTAGTTTCATTTCGCCACTCAGGGAATACATGATCCATCATAACCGCATTAGTCTCATCAATCAGCTTTAAGGACTTTCTCAACGCCTTATTATCAGCTTTAAGAGTTTTAATCTCTGATTCCATCGCTACCATTCTTTCTTTCATTCTGGTAATTTCTAACATCAGATTACCCAGAAATTCTTTGTTTTGATTCATCATAGATTCACCCCTCTATTAAGCTGCGTATGCGTAGGCGCTGTAGTTGGTGTCGTAGATAGCGTCATGCAGTGCCATCTGTGCTTCGCGGATCTCGTCTTCGTTTACTTCAATCTCTTCTTGTTCTTCTTCGGTATCTTCCCAAGTGGTTTTGAATTTAGCCATAAAGTTATTGCGCAGGGATTCAAAGTTAGTAACAGGTGCGGATTTTTCTTCAACCGGAACTACTACCGGATCAGCTTCTTTCTGTTCTTCCTGTTCTACTTTTTCACCGTTACCCCAGCGATAGTTAAGGAGTTCTTCCAGTTCTTCATCAATGGATTTTTCTTCAACTGCTTCAACTTCAACCGCTGCTACTTCGAAAGTGGTTTCCTGCGCTGCCAGTTCAGCTTTCAGAGATGCGTTTTCAGCTTCCAGTTCAGCAATGCGTGCTTTCAGTGCTTCAACTTCGGAAGATTCAACCACTGCAACTTCTTCTTTAACTTCTTCAACTACTACCGGAGCAACTTCTTTCTGTGCTTCTTTTTTGCAGAAGAAGGAGGAAGTAACCTGTAATGCGTGGTTGTAGAAGGAACCGCCTTTAGCGGTGTTAACAGTACCAGAAACATCCTTTACAGTGGATTCAGTAGCAACAGTACGGAAGCGTTTTGCGACTTCCTGGGTCTCTACGCCGTATTCGTTACGCTTGCTCTTGTGATGCATTACAGCACGGAAGCCGGAAGCAGTTTTAACAACAGCGAGATAGTAAGTTTCATCGGCTTTAACAGCACGAGCGAAGCAATAAACGGATTCACCTTCTACCAGTGTAGGTTTAACGTGACGTTTGTCGAAACGGTTAGTGATCTGCCATTCAGCACCGTCTTTGATGCCAGCATTCTGACGCATTTCGGTCAGAGTCTTACCGGATACTACTTCAAAGGATTTGTCTTGTTTGCTTGCTTTACCTTCCATGACGGTAATGTTCAGTTTGCCGTTGGATTTAATAAACAGGTTGAAGGTGATGCGCTTAGAATTTTTCATTTATAAATACTCCTGAATGCTGTGTTAGTTTTAATTGTTCATTTCAAGCCTCCTTTGCTGCAACAAGGGAGGCTTTTTATTTTTAAAGCCATCATATAATTCTCAGTGAAAGTGGATTAACAAACTTGAACGTTAATCTTTATCTGAATTTCGTATTTCTTCATTAGCTTATAGAATCCGCTTCTATCAATTCCTTCCTTCTTAAAGAAATTCTCGCCGCCTCGTTCAGTATCGCCATAAAAGCGTTTAGCAATATCAACAATCATTTCACGAGTAAACTTAACAGGTCTAGCCATAAGTAGATTCCTCAAATGTGGATTAATAAGGACAATAAAAAGAGCTTTTCGCCCTCGATACTTCTATTTATAAAAGTCATTTCAGAAAACCCTGTAAAACCACTGTATATCTGATCAGTGGGAGCACGAATTGCTAAAGAGAAGATTAATAATTAATCAATTCGTACATTATTCAATCGAAAAGGCACTGTATGTTTAACCAGTGCCGTATGTGTTAACAGTGAATCAGGGGATTTTCAGAAGTGAACAATCATTTCATGCATGTATTTATACACGAAAAAATCTTGCTTATCATCAATATGGGGATTGTTTCGAAAATTTCAACCCCTATCAAAGAGAAAAAGTATAAAATAATCCTTGACAGTTGTCAATACACTTGACCTAAGCGAGAAATGACTATCAAAATTTTTATGTGAAAATGGCGGATAACGATTATCAACCTTTATAACCTATTATAGCACGGCGACCTTTTGATAATTCTTTTTAAATCATGCATTTACAGCGATTTTTGGTGATTTTCCGGTTAAATAATACACAAGGATTTTCTATCAAAATTTTTGATGAAAAACCTACACTACAAACCTACGCTTTAAAGGGATTGGCCTACACTACACTAGCCAGTAAACCTACACTATAACACCCTCAAACCTACACTATGAAACCTACACACCTACACTAACCCTACACTTCAATCTCATAATTGTATGATCTTGAAAGACATTTCACCCCACAGACCATAGAATATAAAATTCGAACTAACGTTCTCCTTTTTGCTCGTTTTCTCTCACTACGTTCAAGAAAGATCTCGCAAAAAGAATACGGCGTAGCCGTGCGCGAAGCGCCCATCAACACCTTCTAAGACCTGCAAGCAGGATTCGAAAGGGATTGGATAGTTCGCTTCGCTCACGTTCACGCCTACGGCGTTCACTCGCTTTTGAAAGGATTTTCTTAGAAAGGGATTTAATACTAGTTACTAACTGATTCTAGTAAACGAACGAAGTGAGTAACAATCACTTTCTAGAAAGGTATTGGTATCCCTTCGGGATTGCAACCTTCGGTTGCTAAATTGCTTCCTGATTATTATTATTTCTCCAAAAGAAAGATTCTTATATTCTAAAGATACTTCTTCGTTTTGATGATGATTTAATCAAATCATGAAGGAGGGCTTTGCCCGACTGAATACAATCACTCTTTTCATAATAACAAGAATTTTCTCTTTATAAATAATATTAGATTGATTCACTTTCTTTTAGAGGATTTCCACTATGAACCATAAAATGACTACCACTACTCCTTTCATCCTGTTAGGTTTTGATGCTGATAGCTTCCACAATGACAAGTTAATGAAGATGTTCCGTGAACGTGGTTACAACATTCTTTTCAACTCTGATGAATCTCATTTCTCTAGTGCATGGTATGCGTTTTGCCGTAATAAGAAGCCGACCATTGTTGTTAACGTCTTCACCGATGAAGAACGCTTAAAGTACCAGAATCTACCAGCAATTATTGTTCGTGATGATCTGCCGTTTCAAGTTCGTTCCGGTGACATTGATCTGGGTAGCTTCGTTACTGTCTATGAACTGGATGAAGCAATGTTTAACTACGGCAAAGAAACCGCTCAGGAAGCCCCAGAAGAAGATGAACAAGACGAAGATGACGACGACTACGCACCAATCTGTTTCTCTTCTCAGAATGGCTTCTACGGTTACGACGAAGGCTTAGATATGCTGTAAGTTAGGTCAACCCTTTGGCGTCTTGTCAAGGAGTATTGACAAATTTTATGACTTTTTTATGATTATCGCACTTGACAACTTTGAACCTACTTGACCTAGATTTGTAAAGAGGGTGTTAATTATGAACACTACTAAGAAAATTGATGGACGTAAAAACCCGAACCGCAAACCGTGGACCCCAAACCTGAATTTCTCAATGGTTGACTTCCATGAACGCCAGCGTCGCATTCAAGAAGAAATTGATCGCGCGATTGCTGAATCTAAATGAGATAAAAACTTCTTATAAATAAAATTGTTCCGGTGATGCTGCCGGAACAGGGAGGATTAAATCGCAAAACCGTTTAAGGGGGATTTTACTATGAATACTGTTACTACTATGAATACTGCTGTTAAAACTGCTTCTGTGTCTCTGGTTGTTGATAACACCAAACCGCTGACCATGTCTTCTCGTCAGATCGCTGAATTTACCGATAAGAAGCACAGCAATATAATGCGCGATATTCGCGAAATGTACGAATCTTTAGGTATTATCGATCAGCTCAAAACTGAATTTGTCGAGAGAATCAATAACTTAGGATATGCTGTTAAAGAACCAGTATATCACTTAGACGAAGAAATGACGCTGACTCTTGTCACTGGTTACGATGTTAAGCGTCGAATGGTTGTTATTCAGGAATGGAAGCGACTGAAAGAAGAAAATGAAAAACTGCGTTCTCAGCAAATCAACCCTTACGCAAACATGACTAAGCTCGACTGGATTCGTGAGGCAATGGAATTGGAAGCCGCAAACGAACAACTGATTCAAGAAAAGAAACAACTGGTTGAATTGCATGTTCGTAAAGCTATCGACACACACAGTCTTAGCCGCTTATTAGGCGAAAAACGAGGCTCTACGAAGGTACAAATGATTCTGAAAGGTTTATGTGCTGCTGGTGTTCTTGAGCGTCGTCTGGATGCTTCTGGTAAGCCTAAAGGCTATGATCTGCTTCCTCCTGGCTATATGTTCGCTCGTATGTCGGCACACGGTCAGATTGAGTTCACTGCTGATGCTATCCCGCATCTTGTAAAACTCGGATTGCTTGAAGAAGAAAAAGCCGCAACTTTGAAATTGCCACAACCGAATAACTCGCGAGCAATCGTCAATAATACCGCTTTGCTGATTCGTCAGAATGCTGGATCACTGGAAGTCTTCGGACTGTAATAATTTTGCCCCTGAATTTCAGGGGCTTTTTGTATTTGGTGCATCCAGATTTGGATTTGTCGGAAGAATATAGATGCGCTGAACTTTAAGCGCATGTGCATAAAAAAAGGCCAACCCCGAAGGATTGGCCTAGAGAATCAAATTCCTGTTGCTTCTACCATTTCACCGTCAACCTGAACAAAGAATTTCAAATCAACTTTATGGAGTGATTTGTAGAATTGAGCAATTGAAATACCGTGTTCACTCAATACTTGTTCTTTTTCGGCTTTACCTTTCGGCGCTTGATAGTACGCTTTTACAATCGCTGCCAGTTGTTCACGATTAAAACGGACAGGGCGACCGCGAGTAGCTTTAGTAGTCATAGTCATTTTCTCCAAATTAAAGTGAATGTTCACCTTTATTTAGAGGACTTACATTTTATCGGAAAAAGTTCTCCATCGTCAACCGACATAAAGAACTCTGCCTTAATCCCGTACTTCTTCAACCGTGAATAATATGTACCCCGACTAATATCAACCTTGCGCAGCACTTCGAAGAACTCTTTAGGATTCCTGTAATAGTGGCTATATCGCACGTTAGCGAGTTCTACAAACAATTCCCTTGTATCACCATAGCCTTTCTTGAAAGCCACGTTACGATAGCGTGTAATGGCATGATTCAATCTCTTCTGTTTAAGCACTTCCCTGATCGGCTTCCACTGCAACCGATAGATTGGACCGTCATCCACTCGATAATAACGCTTGATATCAAAATCAAACCATTCTCGGACTCTCCGAAACTCTGTATGTGATGTTCTATGCTTCTTAAAGAAGTTGTGAACGTCTGTATAACCATTATCGCGGTAAAACTCTATTAAAATCTCTTTCGCTTCCTCACGACTAAAGCCAGATGTTGTGTAATCAGTCTTTAAGTGCTTATGTTTTACTGGCAAACGATATTCATGATCGGTACAAGACAAGACAAGACAAGACAAGACAAGACAAGACAAGACAAGGCTAATTCTAATTCATCTCTTTCTTGCTGATTAATTAGCATACACCCCCCTTAAATCTTAATATCCGTATTTATCAAAATATCAACAATTTAATAAATACCTTCATATTTCGTAATGAGGGTAATTACATGAAACTGATTTCTAATAAGGCCAAATTAAAAAAGATTCTTAAAAATATCTCTGCGGCAATTCGCCCACCTAAAACGATGAAACCTAGCGAATGGGTAGAGGCTAATGTAGTTGCAACCGATGGTGTTAAAGCCGGATCTCTAATTAAGTTGCATCCCTTCCAACGTGGAATGATGGACGCGATCACCGAAGATAGGCGAAAAATTGTGCTAAAGTGCTCGGCGCAGTTGGGTAAAACTCTTGTGCTAAACGGTATTATCTTTCACAGGATCGCCAGTAACCCTACTAATATCGGTGTTTTGCAAGCGAACGTTCGAGAATTGAACTCATGGATTGCGGGTAAGGTGAAGCCAGTATTAGAGGCAACCCCAGAATTAAAGGCGATGATCACCGACAAATCAGATCGCAATGCCGTTAACAACTCATCGATTATTCAGCTTCGTAACGGATCATTCATGTATTTCATGTCGCTGAACAGTCCATCACACTTGCGCGGTAAGACACTGCCTTTGATTATTCTGGATGAAGTTGATGCGGCTGATGAGTCAGACGAAGGGAACCCGATCCAGCTAGCGGAACAACGCGCAACCACTTTCGGTGATGATGCAAGGATCGTAATTGCTTCTACTCCAACTTCGCGGGATGGGGCGATAAACCAACAATGGGAACTCTCGGATAAAAGAAAATACCACGTCGTTTGCCAGCATTGCGGACACAAACACGTAATGGAATGGAGTAGAGTATTCTTTGATTGGCATGTAATCAATGGTAAATCACTGCCGAATCCAGACACAGCCGTTTACCGTTGCCCGTCATGTGAAACTGATTGGTCAGAACCAGATCGCCTCCGTGCTGTTGCTCAGGGGGAATGGGTCGCCACCGAACCAAATGCGGAAGTAATCGGTTTTCATGCTAACCGCCTTATGTCTCCGTTTAGTTCTATCCGTGCGTGTGTGGTGGACTTTGCTGATAGCTACGCGAATATGTCGCTGGCAACGTTCTATAATGTGGTGCTCGGTGAAACCTTCGATGATCTTAACGAAGATCGCACAGCCGACGAACTGGAAACGCTGAAAACTGATATTAGCCTAGACAATATTCCTGATGATGTACTGGCTCTGGTAGGTGGAGTTGACCAGCAAAAAGACCGTCTGGAATCTACCTTGCTGGGTATTTCTCGTAAAGGGCTATGCGTAGTTGATCACCGATCATTCTATGATGTGAACTGCGAACGCCACGAATCACCAGCATATAACCAGCTTTACAACTTCCTGAAAGCTAAATTCTATACCCGATCCGGTGAACGAATCCCGATGTTATCTGCTTTCGTGGACTCATCGAACGGACGAGCTACAAACGTGATCTATCGATTCTGTAGTCGGTGGCAAAATCTAACCGCCATTAAAGGCGCAAGCAATGTTGATGCACCAATCCTTCCGGTAAAAGACACAAGAACGGGTGGTTTTACCCTTAAAATTCTGGGCGTAAACAACCTTAAAACGATGATCCGTGAAATGATTAACCGGAACTTGAGAGATGGCGATCCTCACACTGTCTTCCAGATTGGTGACGTTCCTGATGACTATTGCGAGCAATTGCTTTCTGAACAGTTGAAACGGCAGGGTAATACCACACGTTGGGTAAAAGTTGGACAAACACGAAACGAAGCGTTGGACTGCCTGGCTTATTCCTATGCTGCTTCTCGTCATGTACTCAATAAAATGTCATGGGAAAAACTCGAAGCCATCAAAGATAGTTTGAACCGTGAACCAGAAGAATCCGTAGAAGCTCCTAAATCGCAATCTAACGAGCAAATCGAAGAAACTAAGCCAATCACACGACCACAACGTAAAAACATCGCCAGACGCCCAAATAGAGGCCGTAGCTGGGTAACATCGTTCTAATAACTCGCCGTCCTTCGGGGCGGCTTACTCCTAAATATTGTTAATCCAATAACAATTAAATAAGGGGTAATTATGAGTTTAGAACTAATTCCCTTAGTAATTCGTAAAGGCGAAAAAATCACGCTGGCGAATGAAGAGGGTGTAACAATTCAGGTAGGAAATAATAAAGGTATCATCTATCAGGTTGATGATTCTCCGGCTAATCATGAGATTAAAACCTTAGATTTTGCCGAAGGTAAATATACCATCGTAACCACTTTGGAAGAAGAACTGGTATCAATGCAGGAATTAACTGTTTTGCCAGTATTCGCCAAACAATCCAAAAAAGAATATCTGCGGGAAACTATCGCCACAATCGAGCAAGTTATTTTCGCCCGTTTATCTGGGGACGAAGCCGCATTATCTCAAATGACCGTGAAAGGGAATACTTTCGCCTATGAGTCATTAGGTGTTCTCCAGCAATTAAAGACTGATTATGAACGTCAACTGTCTAAATTAATTCAAGCCGAACGACGTAAACAGGGAATTAGCCCGATTAAAAATATCAAATTACGTCTTACGCGATAAGGGGTAAATCATGTTTAATCTTTTTCGACGCAATAAGGCGGTAGAAACTCCAGTTAAAACTAATCACCGCCAGCAACAACAAAAAATCTTTATCGACAAACAAGTAGAAAAATTCCAGAAAGATTTGTCTAAGCGTTCTTTGGGCTTAGTTGGTGATCGCATTGATGGATCGCTTCAACAAGATACTATCACAGGAACCTTCAATAAGGCTCTCAAATCGAACGGTAAGCGCCTTTATGATCAGGGTCGTACTCTGGCCTTAAACACTTCCGTAGGCAGTCGCTACACGCAATACATCACCGATATGGTGGTAGGTACTGGCCTAGATCCGAAGCCGTCAGTTGTTAAATCAAATGGAAAACTTGATAGCGCACTGAATAAGCAGATCGAGAATGCTTTCTGGAAGTGGGCGCAGAATGCTAAACGCTTCTCCCGCAATGGTCGTTTTAACTTCCGTGAACTGCTGGTAATGGCTGAACGTGAGCGCGTTATGGGTGGTGAGTGCTTCATCGTTTTAACCAAAGAAAACAATGAGTTAAATGTTTCTATCCTGTCTGCTGATAAGTGCGACTGGGCGCTAAACCGTGAAGTAAGCAAAGACCGTGCGATATATCAAGGTGTGGAGTATGACGTAGAGACGATGAAGCCCGTAGCATACTGGTTTCGTAAAATCAACCTACTGACTCAGACTTACACAGGTGATAACTATCGCGTAGATGCTTCGCAAGTATGCCATTATTATCAACCACTTGCGGCTGAATCTCTGCGTGGTGTGACTGACTTCCTGCCAGTGATTAAGGATATCGCACATCAAGACGCATTCCGCGAAGCTGTACTGGTCCAGAAACGTATTGCAGCTAGCTCTATGTGTTTCATCGAGCGTCCGAAAGATTCTGGTGACGATTTTGATACTGGTGAAGATGAAGACCAATATCAAGCGCCGGAAGTTATTCACGATTTCGCGCCGGGTACTATTCAGGAATTGCCGGAAGGGGCAACGATCAAGAGCATCCAGGCGACGCAAAGCGGCGATGATTTCATTTCCTTTAACGCTGGTATGTTCACTAGCATAGCAATGGGTCTTGGCGTGTTCAATCAGGGCTTAACAGGAGATTGTTCACAAATCAACTACTCAGCCGCGCGTTTCGGTGAACTACTTCAACGTAACCGTGTTAAATCGCTGCAAAACAAATTGATTGAAACAGTGGTATTGCCAATTTTCGAAGCGTATCTGCGTCATTATTCCGCGCGTGGTATTGTTCCGATTCGTATTACTGCAATTCCACATATTATCGATAACACTACTATTATCAGGCCACGTTTCGAGTCTGTCGATGTTATTAAAGACGTAAACGCTGATATTGCTTTAATTGATAAAGGACTTAAATCACGTACTGCCGTTATATTAGAACGTGGTGATGATCCTGAAAAAGTATTCTCAGAGATTCAAGCCGAAAAGAGCGCACTAAATATTATCGTTAATGGCGAGGGTGAAGAAAAAAATTCCCCAGCCGATCCCTAATAACCAACGGGGGCGCAATGCCCCCAATTAATTAAAGGTGATTAAATGCTTAAATTTCGCCGCGATCTTAACGGTTACGGTGGAGTTATTAACGAAGGGCATAATGATCAATACGAATTTGAAATTGCTTTCTCCAGTGAACAGCCTTATCAGCGCCAATTCTGGGATGAGCAAAATCAAGAAATGGTGGTATTAGATGAAATTCTGGTACATACACCGGAAGCGGTTGATCTGTCTCGTCTGAATAATAACGCTCCGTTGCTGTTCAATCATAATTTCGATAATCATTTAGGTGTAGTCTGCGACGCTCGAATCGATGCGGATAACGTAGGCCGTGCTCTGGTTAAATTCTCTAAACATGGCACTTTGGCTAATGATGTTCGTAATAAAGTCATTGAAGGTACGATGGAAAAAATTTCTGTCGGCTATGACATTAAAGAATATCACATCGATTACGCCAAAGGGCAATTGATTGTTACTAAGTGGGCACCCTATGAACTCTCATTTGTCACCGTTCCCGCAGACGATACGGTCGGTTTAAATCGCTCTCTAAATACTATCACAGTTAATTTGGAGGCTAAACGCGATATGACTAAAGAACAAATTGAAGAAATCAAAGAAGAACAAGAATCCGCTCAGGTTGAAGAAACTCCGGTAGAAGAAAATAAAGAATCGGAAGTTGAAGAAACTCAAGAGCGCCAAGTTGAAGAGAATAAAGAAGATGAAAATCTCGAAGACGGAAAAGACGCTGAACATCCTGAAAGTGTTGATGATGATAGTTCAACTGTTCGGGAAACAGAAGAAGTAAAAGAAGAACGTGAAGCCGCTCCGGTTGAAGAAGAAAAAAACGAGGAAGTGGCTGAACGTTCCGAAGAAGACGAATTAGAAATTCGCGAAATTGCACGCGAACTAAATATTAACGACGAAGAATTAGAACGCGCATTGGCAATTAAAGACATGACGCCGGAAGCATTCCGCACTAAGGCACTAAATAACATTACCAATGCTCAACGTAATAACGAACAACAAATTAAGGACTCTAAAATGGAAAAAACTTTTGACCTGAACAACGTAATTCGCTCTCTGGTAGATGGTGAAGCTCTGGGTGCTAACGAAGCCGAGTTTTCTGCAATGGCTGCTACTGCAACTATGCAGCGTGGTCGTGCTGCTCGCGGTGGCTCCGTATTCGTTCCTACTGCTGCTATGCGTGCTGCTGCTGATGGTAACACCAAAGCTACTCTGACCGCTGTAACTGACGAAAAACTGCTGAATGATTCCTATGTAGCGATGCTGATGCCGGAATCCGTTCTGGGTCGTCTGGGTGTGAAAGTCCTGTCTGGTCTGACTTCGCCGACCGCTATTCCGAAAATGACCGCTTCTAGCGTTGAATCTTTCGGCTTCGTTGATGAAAACGGTGCTGCACCGGAAGGTAAAGCCGAATTTGCGAACGTGAAAATGGCTCCGAAAACTTTTGCTGGTGGCAACCCAATTTCTAGGGCTAGCCTCAAGACCGTTCCTGGGATCGCTACCCTGATCACTGATCACATTAACCAGGCTGTTCGCATCAAACTGGAACAACTGATTCTGTCCGATAAAGAAAATGCTCGTGGTCCGGCTGGTGTGATTAAACAACTGGTAGATGCTGGTCGCGTAGAGAAGAAAGCTGCTTTCTCTTATAAAGACTTCCTGAAAGAAATTGCTAAACTGACCGACGCTGGCGTTCCTGCTCAGGCGATCAAGTTTGCAATGAGCGGTGCAACTGCTGCTGAACTGGAATCTACCCTGAAAGATAACGGTGTTTCCGGTTATATCATCGAAAACGGTAAACTGGCTGGTTACGACGTAGTTACTTCAGGTGTTATTCCGGTAGACCACATCGTTCTGGGATCGTTCGACGCTATTACCATCGGTGAATGGGGTGGTCTGGAACTTGACATTGATGACACTACCTACCGCGCACAGTCTGCTATCGTTCCGCGTATCTGGGTAGATCTGGATTACGTTGTAACCCAGCCGGAAGCGCTGAAAGTTCTTCACATCTCCGCTGACTGAACTAGCGTAGAACCTTCTGAACCTTCCCCCGATTTGGGGGAAGAAAATCTGATTCCTAAACCGGAAGAAGATTCCCAGACGGTTACGGCGAAAGCCACAGTTAAAAAACAACGTAAAACTAAAGAATAATAATTAGCCCTGCCTAACGGTGGGGCTTTTTTGTATGTAAATACTCCATAAAGGGGGTAACTATGTTCAAATTATCAGAATCACAATTATCAAGAATGTTTAAGAGTGCTCCTGTATTTTCGGTGGAAGGTGGTAAATCAATTCGTGCTTATCATGAAATTACTACTACCGACGAACAAGGGGTAATGACAGAAACAGAATTTCTATTCTGTCGTGAGGGAGACTTAAATCAGGGTGATGTTGTCACTGTAGAAAATCAGCGTTTCAAAGTTCAATACGTTAAGCGCAATGGTGATAATACCACTGATTGCTTTATTACTCTGGCAGGGGGTACACATGCTCGCTACCGTTAATAACATGCCTAGACTGAAAATCAAACGCGCCTTGCAAGATATTATCGAACAAGATTTAGGTCTGGCTTTAAACGTAGAACAAACTCAGCAAGGCTTTAGTGATGATGTGGTTTGTTGGATTACTGGAATGAATGAAACTTATACGCGTGTTCGTGGCGGTAATGCAATCCAAGCTGAATGCGTTATCGAAATGCAGTTATATTCTCAGATTCATGAAACGAAAATTCATGAGGGTATTTGCCAGATAATCCAGATTCAGCCGGATAACCCACGATTTAAAGATTTGGGCTTCTCTATTTCAGATATCACTCCAGTAGCCTCTAATACCGATTATGACGATGATTCTAGTGATGGGGGTATCGTTGGGACACTTAGCCTTAAATTTTCTTATCTAGCGCGTTTTTAAGGGGTAATAATGAATATTACACAAGATAACTTAGATATTTTCACTGGATCACATGTTGAAGTGTCGATCTCTAACCAGATAGACAATCAGGTCGACTTTTTCGATCCTAGCTTTAGTTCTATGGAGAACATCGCAGCATTCCCTACGCTAACCGAATCCACAGAGATAGAAACTCTGGAAGAGTACGATCAGGACGCTACGGGGAAACTTGCTGGTTATCGTAGACTGGAACCGACAACACTCACATTAAACCGTGTTCTTGACGATGAACATCAAGCAATGTTGATGAAAGCGGTAGAGGATAAAACACCTTTACGCTTCCGTATGTTCTATGTTGTGAACTCTGGCTATAGTGCTGCTAACACTGGTTACTATGTCATCTATGACGCTTATGTCACTAGTCACAAAACCCGTGGCGCAGATAACAAAGCTGTAACACTGGAATTTAAACTTGAACCAGATGGCGGGATTTTGGCAAGGGGTATTGCTACCGAAGGCCGGATCTTACGTCAGGGTGATTTTGGTTTGGGTGCTGGTGTAAATCCATTCACGGGTCCGATTGATAGCGAGGCATTAGCCGGAAACCGTTTCGTAACTTACAAGGGAACTGCTAGCGGTAATCCATATTCAACCGACACAGCATTAATTCACCTTCAAGCTGATGAGCATGGCGCATGGCAATTAACCTGTAATACTTCTGGCGCACCACGTTTACGCGTCCGAAATATTCAGGAAAACGGTCGCTCTGAATGGATCAAGGTATATTCCTCCAATGAGAAACCGACACCTAGCGAAATTGGCGCAGTGGCTAAGACTGACCGGATCGATTTCGGCGAATACTAAGGATTCTCCTACCTAAATAAAACATGAACGCTGGGAGGTTAACGCCTCCCTTATTCCTGTTTTATAGTGAGGTGATTCGATGCAGTCGATCCAATTTAAACGCACACAAACGGCTGGTAAAAAACCAACGCCGGAACAATTATCACAGGGTGAGATCGCCTTACAACTGGCGGATCATGTGATTTACACCAAAGACAAAAATAATAACGTAGTTCAAATTAGTGTTTCTCCAGAAAAACACGCTGAACTGAATACGAAAGTAGACACCAACAAGGCCAACACAGATAAGGTTATTGCAGCAAATAAGAAAGAAGCTGCTGATAATCTGGCTAGTGCTAAAGCTGAACTGAATCAGACTATCACTTCTACCCGTGATGCTCTCAATGCTTCAATCACTGCTGGCGACACCGCAGCCAACAAACGAATTGATGCTTTGACTACCACAGTAGGTAACAATAAAACCGAAGCGGCTAACGCTCTGGCGGCTGCTAAGACTGAACTGAATCAGACTATTACTTCAACCCGCGATACTATCAACGCAACAATTAACAAGAACAAGACAGATATTAATGCACGAGTTGATCAGACTAATACCAACGTTACTAACTTAACGAATACTGTCTCAGCAAATAAATCAGCAATAGAAAAGACGGTAGCGGATAATAAGAAAGATGCGGACACGAAGATCACCAATCTTACTAGTACGGTCTCTGCGAATAAGACAGCCATTGAAAGAACTGTTGCAAATAACAAGGCCAGTGCCGATGCCGCAATTGCCGCAACTAACCAGCGAATTGATTCTATTGAAGGTAGTGCCGATGCTGCTTACATCAAGAAGAATACCAATACTAAGCATGGTGGGTATCTGTTAAGCAAGACAGCTAACTATTTGGAAGACCAGACAGCGAGAGATCTTAACTACTTTGGTGCTTTCCGTACCAATGGTCAAGATGGACTCATGGATCTAACTCTTAACGTTCCTCACTCTTCCGGTAAAGCGCACGGTCGCGGATTTACTTTCCGTTATGCGTCTGGTGGATCTCGTGTTGAAACCTATGGTTTTGATAGAGAAGGACAGAAGAACTTTAGCTATAAGATGTATCACGAAGGTGATAAGCCGACTCCTGGCGAGATTGGTGCATACACCAAAGCCGAAGTTGATAAGATGTTTGTTAAAAACGTCGTTATGTCTGTTCCCAATTCTAGCGAAAACGTATCTGCATATTTCAAATTGGCAACCGCAACAATTCCACAAAACGGGCGTAGTGTGTTTTTCCGTATTCATGGTGGTAATGGTTACAACGTTACGGCATATGACCAAGTTGATGTAGTAGAAATTCTTCTCCGTAGTGGTAACGATAGACCTAAAGGACTTAACGTAGTTGCATATCGTCGAAATACCGTCAAAGATTTTGATGTATTTGCCGTCAATACATCCGGTGATAACTATGACATTTATGTGAAATATCAGCGTTACACTGATAACGTTATTGTTGAATTTGGTAAAAGTGTTTATGTTAATCTGACTGTTCACGATACACCGGAAGCCACGTTAATTAAACCTTCTGTTGGTGTTATTGGTGGGCGCATCATTACTCTATTCAATACAGAAAATAAACGTGGTGTGTTGAGTTTTGACGACAATACACAAAACAGCTATGACATTGTTCATCTAAGCAATGATAGAGGTACTGGACGGAAATATATTCGTAAATTCCGTAGTAACTATAATGAAATGATCTGGCATGAGACGGTTCAAGGTTCCAGTTATCGTCTGGCTACTGGTAGCACTGATGCTCAGGAAATTATGACTATTGAATCTAGTAGCTCAATTGCCGGAACTCATAAAGGTAATATTATTTCTGGTCGTATGCTGTTAAATGGCGGATCTAATGCCATTACACTACGCCGACCTGCTGGTCAATCTAACCACATTGCGTTTCAAGATAACCGGACTGGAGATATTACGCGTCAAGGTTGGATCGGTTATGCCAATGCTGATACTAACGTTTTTGAATGGTATAGCGATGTGGGTGGTAGTTCTATTCGTCACCACATCGACGGGCAGATCGAATTTCAGACAGGTAACATGAAGCGAGTTTATACTAACGCTCAATTCATCTCAATGAATAGCGACGCTTACCGCATGATCTACGGTAATTATGGTGCATTCTGGCGTAATGACGGCACTAAAGTTTATCTTCTTTCTACTGCCGAAAATGATAAATTGGGCGGGTGGAATGGAAACAGACCGTTCATTTACGATTTGACTAACGGTAAAGTTACTTTAGGCGGTGATGGTAACGAAGGTGCATTAATTCTTGAAAGAGATAGCCGTGCTGCCCGTTTTAGCAACAACGTATTCTTAGAAAAAGGATTGCTTACTTTCTCTGCGGGTGGGAATCAGTCGATGGATTCTTTCACGATTAACCATTGGGGGAATAGTAATGCCGATCGATATAACGTTTTGCAATTCCAGGACACTAGCGGAACTCACTTTACCACTGAACGCAACGGATCTGGTGGTTTGCTTGCTCATTTCCGAGGGGATTTAACTACCGAAGGAAAATTAACGTGGGGTAAGGGTACAGCTACTTCTAGTTTCAATATTCGTGCTTGGGGTAATAGTGATTCCCGTAAACAGGTTTTCGAGTGTGTAGATGAAAGTGGTTGGCATTGGTATACCCAACGTCCGGGCGGTCCGGGTACTACGGCAATTGAGTTTGCCATCAACGGTACTGTTAAGCCTCAAGCAATTCACACTGGCGGCAATATTCTTTTGAACGGTGCTGATATTGAATTTCGTCGCACTGGTAATAAGCATATCTGGTTTAGAGATCCAACTGGATTAGAACTAGGTTTGATGTATTCCGATGATGCTGGTGTTATTCGCTTCCGTGGTCAGAAACAAGCCCAGGTGTGGAAACTTGCGGATAAGATGATTCATCTTGAATCTGGTAGCGTCGGTGGATCTGATAAAGGTTTGATTCGTGGTAACGTTTCTGGTGGTAGCTGGTCTAGTTGGCGTGACCGTGCTTCCGGTTTGCAAGTTGATTGCCCCCAATCAAAAGATTCAGCACATAACATCTGGAAAGCTACTCATTGGGGTCAATATCACATTGCAGCAATGGGTGTACATGTTCCTAGCGGTACTATCGGTAACGCTCTTGTTCGTCTCCATGTTCATGATACTAACTTTGACTTTAACGCCTCTGGTGACTTTACCGCAGGTCGTAACGGTAGCTTTAACGATGTTTACATTCGCTCTGACTCCCGTTTGAAAATTAACAAGGAAGAATTAAAGGACGGTGCATTAGAGAAAGTAAACTCACTGAAAGTCTACACCTACGATAAAGTTAAATCTCTTTCCGATGACACGGTGATTAAACGCGAAGTAGGTATTATTGCTCAGGATCTGGAAAAAGTATTGCCGGAAGCAGTAGGTATTCAATCCACAGAAGATCCAGAACATCCAGAAGCAATCAAGACTATTTCTAACTCTGCTGTCAATGCTCTGATTATTAAAGCAATGCAGGAAATGGACGCCAAATATAAAGCGCAGATCGAAGCATTACATAAAGAGATTGCCGAGCTGAAAGCAACTAAATAATAAAAGTCGGGGGACTAGCTCCCCCGTTATAAACAATTTTAATTAAGGGGTAATTCTATGTCTCAGCAATTTAAAGATATTTTTACTGGTGGTCTGGTAAGTCTGTTCTATCACGCCGATACCACTAACACCGCTCTCAATCACGAAAGCTACGAAGAAATTAAAGAGTGTGCTGGTTTTCCTGAAACTGGTATCGAGCGCGGCACTGTAGAAGTTAAATCCTTCTCTTCTCAGTATAACCGTAAGCTGGTAGGTAAACTGAACGTTCCTGATCTGACTCTGACCGTTAACTACATTCCTGGCGATGCGGTACACGAGAAGCTCATTAAAGCTGCCGAAGACGGTACTCGTATTCAGATCAAGATTGAATACTATGTTGATGCAGCAAAACAGACTGGTATTCGCACCGCTTTCAACGGCTTTATTTCTAAAGTTGCTATGAACGGTGGCGATGAAGAAGTGGTAACTAAAGAGTTTACCTTCGCGGTGGACGGAAAGCCGATCAAACAGGAAATCTTCACTGCCGGATGAACTAACGAAGAACTTCCTTTAATAGAACCGGAACCACTACCGGAACATGAAGCGGTGGTGATTCCAGAAGTAGAAGAAGTTACGGCGAAAGCCACAGCAAAACGAGGCCGCAAGGCTAAGAATTAATTTTAAGCCCTGCCTTAATGGTGGGGCTTTTTTATTGGAGTAATCAAAATGGCAAATGTCGTTAATAAGCCCGGTTGGGTCGGATCATCGGCTGTTTCTGTAACTGGTCAACGGTGGATGAGCGCAGCAATGAACGCATTAAAGGTTAGTCGTCCTGCCAATATGAGCGCGATGTGTGGTCGTGGTATGGACACGTTTGTAACTACTGCTGCATGGTCTACTTCATTGGGTAATAACTGGGGTGTAACTGCTTCAAACTATCCAGTAACTGACATGCGCGGTAAAGGATCTATGGAGAACCCCGAAAACGTGGGCGTAGGGCGTCTGATAGGCGTTATCGTTGGTCAATTCAATGGTGGTACTCCTACTATGGCTGTATATCTCCAGAACGGTAGAGCAGGGAATATAACCGTTAATTTGGGTGGTGCTGCTGTCACTGTTCCTTATAACAGTATGCAAAATGGTTTTCATTACTATTGGTTAAGCAATCCTCCGGCTGCTTTCCTCAATAACATTAAGAAGACTGGTACTAAGCAGACTTTGAAAATCTCTTAAATTCTAAATAAACATATCTAATTAACTTAAGAGGAAACAAGAATGAATATTAATGAAATGCTGAAAGCTCTTTCCCCGAAACGTGAATCTCTGACCATCGGTGGATTTACTTTCTATGCTCGCCCTATGTCAGTAAAAGAATTTAACGAACATGTTTTCAATACTGATAAAGAAGACCGTGATGAACGTTCTATTCTTCGTTGTATTGAAGATGAAGATGGTAAGCCAGTATTTGAATCTATGGAACAAGTTAAGGCACTGTATACTAACGTCCGCAGTGAATTAATCGGTTTGGTTGCTCAAGCATCATTGATGCAAGATCCGGCAGTAATTGAAAACGAGGTAAAGTAAACCCGCTTCTGAATTTCTATTTTCGGCAAATGATGCGATCGGGGCTTAGTAAAGATGAAATGGATAATATGCCAATCACTCTGTTTTGGAAATTATATATTTTCGACACCTACTTAGAACCACAAAGCCCCGCGTTTCATGATATGCAGAATGCGATGTTGCAATATTCCATGTATATGACGTCGCAAGGAATGACTCGTGAAACTGCAAAGAAACTCAAGCCTAGCCAATTCCAATTAATTAGAGAAGAAAAACTCTTTAAAACTAAAGAAGAACTGGAAGAACTTGCACGCAAGAAAGAAGAAGAACGTAAAGCTGCAACATTGAGCATGTTCGATCCATCTTTGCTTGAGAAACTCAGAAGCGCACAAACGGGGTAATTTATGACAAGACATATAGTAACAATGGAAGGGGATAATAGCGGCTTAAGGAAAAGCACAAATCAAGCAATTGATATGCTTGATAACCTTGCGGATAAGGCATCTAAACTTGATTTTTCTGGTGGCTTATCTAGTTTAGGTAGCTCTCTTAGGGGATTGGGTGGATCTGCTAGTCTTGCCGTTGGTGGTGTTCTAGGTGTCACGGGGGCAATGGTTGGACTGGTTAAAGTTGGTGCTGATTACGTTAAACAGTATTCAGAAGTATCTAAGGCGACCGGACTCTCGATTGAATCCCTTCAAAGACTAGAAAAGGAATTTTCTGGCACTGGCCTAACAGTTGAAAAATTTGGTGATATCAACAAAGACACCTTAGATAAAATGGGGGATGCATGGGCTAACGGTGGTGGTATTGCCGATGACTTAGAATCGGTTGGGCTTAAGTTAGAAAACTATGCTCACTTCATGACAGATCCGCAAGGTGGTATGAAAGCGGCGATCCAAGTGTTCTATGACATGAAGAAAGCCGGAAAATCAATGGCTGAAATCAAATTCATGATGGAATCTTTAGCCAGCGATTCAAGTCATATGACCAGTCAGCTTGAGAAATATAATAATGCTCAAGAAGCGATGACCGCTATCCAGAATCAATCTGTTAAAGTCACCGAAGAAAACGCAAAGAAATTTGATAAATTCTCTAAGAATATCGATACTTTGGAAAATAACCTGAAAGGCGCAGCTATGACCATTTCTGGTCCTTTGGTTGATAGCTTAAACTGGTTATTTGACTGGTTTAATATTGATTGGGAAAAGAGTTCTCTATTCAGGGCATTAGACCGACTGAATAAAGAAGGTGCGACCGCTACGGGTGGTATTCTTAACGCCAACCATAAAGACGCTCAAAAGATTATTGACAAGTACAATAAAGAAAAGCGTTGGAATAATCTAGCAGATTGGGAAAAGGCCGCGATCCGTGGTGCTGGTGTCGATCCTCGTACTGCTGGCTTTGATGTAGAAGGATTTAAGAAACGTTTTGGTGGGTCTTATAAGAAAAATGGTGCTCTGATTGTCGTAGATGCTGGTGAACATCTGACACGCAAGGCAGATCCTAACACTGATTTAACTCTACCAAATAAACCAGTAAGACCAGAATCATTGGGTAAATCTGGCAACGAGAAGAAAGCCGAGGAAGAAGCACGCAAGAAAGCGGAAGAGGCAGCTAAAAAGGCTAAGGAAGCCGCAGAAAAAGCACAGAAAGAACGTGAGGATGCAATCAAGCGTCTGAATGCACTTGATGTTAAATTGCAAGGGCAAGTTGCAGCGTCTATTGCTTCTCAAAACAAGCAGTTAGAAGCCAGCTTGAAAGATTTGGATACTGCTTTAGATCTGGGCTTAATCTCTCAACAAGACGCAGCCGCGAAACGCCAGGCGCTAATCGATCAGAATACTGAAAACGTATACAAAATGGTCTTAGGTGCTGATCCTGTTGATGCGCTGAATGCTTTAACACAATTGCAACAAATCAGGGACAATGAGTTAGAAAGCCATAAACGGTTACTTGATGGTAAGGCTATCTCCTACGATGAATATATGCGTCGTGTGAATGATACCAATCAGAATTATAGTCAAATTGGCAATGCTTTACAGGGAATGGATGGTTTTAAAACCAATCAGTTGACCAATAGCTTAGACTATCAAGACTCAAATAATCCGTTTGCTAAATTTAATGCAATCGATAAAGAGAAATCGGAAGCGGAACAAGATTATAAGACCGATAAACTACTCAAGATTGATGGGATCACCGATCCGGCTAAACGGATGGAAGCATTAGAAAAACTCAATGAAAACCATCAAAAACGAATGGCTGCAATTGAGAAGAAATATGCTGATGCTCGCCAGTCTATAGCTGATGATATGTACGGCGGTTTTGCTGCTGCAATGACTCTCTTCGGGCAGGAAAACACAAAGGCTATGCAGATGGCTTTCAATGCTCATAAGGCATTCTCCATTGGACAAGCGACGGTGAACATGTGGACGGCTGCTACCGATGCATGGAACGATCCGACCAACGTCACCACAGGTCAAAAAATTGCTGCTGCTGCATTGGCTGTTTCTCAGAACATGGGGAACATCGCAAACATCAAGTCTACTAACGTTAGCGGTATGGCTCATGATGGTATTGATAACATCCCTCGTGAGGGTACATGGTTGCTTGATAAGGGTGAACGAGTAGTTGATCAGCGTACTAACGGTGATTTGAAAGACTTCCTTGCTGCTCAAAAATCAGGCGGTGGCAACTCTCAGCCGATTGAAGTTAACGCACCTTTGAACATTAACGGCAACGTTAATAGCTCAGACAAGATGGTCATGGATGCTATCAAACGTCACGCTAAGTTAGTTGCTCAGGCGGTAGAAGACGCACAACGCCGTAAGATGTAATTAAAAGCCCCCATAGTGATAAATAATCATAAAACTATGGGGGCTTTTTCTATGTTCAAATCCAAGAATATTAAAATCACAGATTTTACTCTTAAATCAAAACAACCTTTCTTCAAGGCGCAATCTATCTCCGGTAAGTTCCAGCGTCGCTTTACTGGCATCCATTTTTACGAAGCAGAATTTACCGCGAATTACATGGCTCAGGATATTAACGAAGTAAAAGAATTTGTAGCACGTCACCTTTTTGGTCGTCCTTTTAGTGTGCCACTGTCTTACTTTTCAAAATATACAGGTGATGTACGCCAGATGGTAACGGCTGCTGCTGGTACTGCTCGCGGTGGACGCAAGGTAAGACTCTCCAACTTCACCGGAACACTGAAAGCGGGAACTATCATCCAGTTTGAGAACCACAAGAAAATCTACACGATCACCGAAGACGTGAAATCAGGTGGTGAAATGAAACTCTTCCCTAACTTGCGTCAAAACGTCCTGGCTGGTGAGGTGATCAAGTATCAGAACGTAGAAGGTGAATTTGTTCTCAAAACTGAAAACATCGATTGGAAGATCGCCCAGATTGGCAAGATGAAATTCGAATTAGTGGAGAATGTATAATGGCAACTATTCAGGAATCATTCAGCAAACTATGCACAAATCTGGACTTCATCGAGGTATACAACGACCAGACAGGGCAGAACGTTACCAGATTGACGCTACCGCAACTTTTCTCTACTGGATCGATGTTTCACATTATCGAAGTGATAACAGCGTCAGGGGACGTTCTACGGCTTACAGATGGGTATTTCGATTTGGACTATAACGGATTTACGTATCTCGCAACGGGTGATTTTCTTCAAATCTCATCGAATACCGAAGAGAAGGAGATCAACAACAACGGGATCAACGTAACTGTTTCTAACGTTCGCGAAGAATACATTACCCTGATTCGAAACAAGCAATTCGATAAATCTGATGTGAAAATCGAGATGGTTTTCCTTAACCCCAACACGGGCAAGGTTGAAACTACTTACCCTGTTTTCCGTGGGGTAGTCGATTCCATCGGGATTAACATCGAACATGAAGATGATGAGTGTAAAAACGAATCAGAATTTCAGCTTAATAGTATCTGGGAAGTTCTAGATAAAAACGCTCGTAGTCATGCCTCCGATGGTATCCACCGATCCTATGTTGGAAACGAGAACGATCTATTCTTCTCCCGTGCCGGGAAGTGGAACTCAGAAAGCAAGTGGCATTCATCGAAGAAATAATCCCTTCACCCTAAGCCTAGTAAATAACAGCATGGAGGTATTCAACATGCTAAAAACTAGGCTTATCACCGATTACATCAATTCTTTAATAGGTCAGGAGTTCGTTCAAGGCGAGAATGATTGCAATCTCATTGCATGTAAGATCATCGATATTCTCGCTGGTACTGACCTATATAATTCTCTTTATAAAAAATATTCAACTAAAGAAGAAGGCTTGAAAATCTGCAAAGAATTAAGCGGGTATTCAAATATCCTTCAACCAATTAAGAAACATTTCAAATTAGTCACTGATGATTTACAGGACGGCGATTTACTGGTCACAGCCCACAAATTAGGAAACCGTAATTATTATTCTGTAGTTCCTCATTATTCCGGTTATGGCCTCGTTGAAGAAGATGGTATCTGGATGACCATTCCTGTTTCAGACATTGACTATGAACAAGTTTATAGATTCGGGGGTGAATAATGGGATTTGAAATATTGGTAGGCGCGGTTATTGCTGGTGCGTCTGCTGGGATGGCTGCTGCTGCAACATTTTCTGTTATGACCGCAGTCGCTATCGGTATGGCTGCTGGTGCAATGACCTTGATCGCTTCCACTGTAGGCGCACCAAAAACACCTAAAGTACAAAGCCCAGATAATGCGGTGACACTAGGAACATCAAACGATCCGAAAGCGGTGATACCAGTCGTTTTCGGTACTACCCGCACTGGCACAAACTGTGTTTACAAAGCAGTTTCTAAGCAAGAAAACAATAAGCTAGTGCAAATCTTCTCTGTAGCCGAGGGTGAAATCGACCATTACAAAGCACTCTTTATTGATAATAAAAATGTTCTTGTTGGTAAGAACATGACGATCCGTGATGGTATTCTCGATAAGGGCAACATTAAAGAAGAATATCGTAAAGTATTAGAAGTCGAGTTCCGCACGGGCAAGAATCCTAACACCGCTTTGTCGCTGGCAAAACGTCATTTAGGCTCAGACTGGACCGACGCTTTCAAGGGTAACGGCATTGCGACCATGTGTATTGTGTTGCGTCGTGATGACAAATCTCTTGCTGCTGGTGTTGATATTCTCCAGCCAAATAGCCAGGTAGCAGTAGACGTTTGCGGCCTTAAAATCCGTAACCTTGAAACCAATGCTATTGAGGCTAGCACTAACGGCGTGGATCAGATTTTCCACTACCTAACAAATGAAAAATATGGCTTATCCGTACCAATTGAAAACATTAACGTTGATTCATTCCTGAAAGTACGTAAACAAGTACGCCAGATGGATCTACATTCAAACGGTGCATGTGATCCGAACGCCAGCTTTAAAGAGAACTTGACTAATCTTATGCAGACTTTCGGCGGGGTGATGTTCGAATCCTTTGGACGTATTACGCTGAAACTGGATGCTCCTGATATTGTTAAGCATACCTTCAATGAAGACAATATCATGATGGGTAAGGTATCACTGAAAACAGGTGGCACTAACGGTTATTTCAATACCATTAACGCGATGTATCAAGAACCATCAATCGACTATTCAGAGCAAATGCTACGTTATCCGGCTGATGCTGAAAACGATGCTACTGTTCGCGCAGATGGTCGAATTATTGCTAAGGATGTAGAATATCGTTTCGTTAAGTCTAAAGACCAGATTGATAAACTAGCGAGCATTGAACGAAATAAATCTCGTATCACTCAGGTTATCAGCTTTATGACTACTGACGCATTCACTGCCGAAGTTTGGGACGTTATCAGCGTAACCTATGATGAATTGAAACTGAATAATTCACTTTGGCGTATTACTGCAATTGATCGTTCTATTGATTCTGGTATTGCTGGGATGATGACTATCACCGCCACAGAATATAATTCTCAGGTTTATACTGACCTGAACTATGCGGCAACTCCAGACAATAGACCAAGTGGTTTACCGGATTCAATGACAGTACAGAAGCCTACTAATTTCAGAATTAAGGCAACTGGCGAGACGATTTACGGTAAAAACGTTACTTTGACATGGGATGCACCGGAAGATTTTAACCGCTACGGCTTCCAGATTGATTACCGTGTAAGCGGATCACCTAACTGGATTAAGTTGGGACAGACTTCACAGCAAATTTTCAGTGTCAATGCACTGGCAAAAGATCGTTCCTACGATTACCGAGTTTGTGCTTTCGGTATCATCGCGAGATCCGATTGGGTAGAACTGGTTAACCAGAATCCTACCGTTACCTATGAATTGCCGACTCCGGTTATTCGAATCAAAAATCAGGGTAGCACGCCAGGAACTTTCGAAGGCAATGATCTGATTATCGAATGGGAAAATCAGCAACAATTAGATGTGATGATCAACGGTGAAACTAACAAGTTTAGTGACCTGTTTGAAGCATACATTATCAAGGTGACTAACAAGGCTGGTAAGTCTATTCAGTACCGTACCCGCGATCCTGAATCATGGACTTATACGCTTGATATGAACCAGTTTAACGGCCTTTCGCGTCAACTTACGGTAGAAGTATCGGCTAAGGGCTATAACAACTCAGAGAGCGCCCCAGCGCGTTTAGTGGCTATCAACCCACAACATAAGCCAATGAAAGGTTTTAATGCGCGTGGTGGCTTTAATACTGCGTTTGTTAGCTGGGCGGATGACGTAGAACATGACTATGCAGGGTCAATCATCCAGTATGCAACCGATAACACTTTCTCCGATGCAAGGGCAGTAAGTACGAATAGTGTTAGCCATACTTCCTTTGATATTGCTGACGGTGATTATTATATCCGTGGTGCTCACTACGATATTTTCGGTATGGATGATGCTGTTTGGTCTGAACCGTATTTCATGCAAATGAAATCTACCATTAGCTGGGACGATCAGGACAAAGAAGCACTGGAAGACCTGATCGGTTTACAAGATCGCTTAGATGAAACCATCGCTGATGCTATTGCTCAAGCTGGCGCTAATGCCGATGCTAAAATTGATGCAATGCATAAGCAAATCACTACCGAGACGGGTAAAACTGTTCAAGCCTCAGCCGATACCTTAAAGAGTCTGATTGCTTCTGGTGATAAGGCAAGTTCAACTAAGATTGATCAGGTTAAAGCTGAACTGAAAGGCGATATCACCAAAGAAGTTAGCGCCTCCGCTACAACCCTGAAACAAGCTATTGCTACCAGTGAAGCAGCAAGCGCAAGTAAGATTGACCAAGTTCGGGTAGAAATGGATGGCAAGATTGCTGGTGTGAATCAGGAAGCGGACGTTAAGATCGATGCTTTGAAGGGAACCATTAACAGCAAATACAATCTAGCAGTTAATGCAGATGGTCGCGTGGCTGGCATTCACATGAGCGCAACTAACGATCCGGCACAACCGACTAAAATCATCTTTACGGCTGATAAAATTGCTGTAGCTCCGCAGAACGGGACCGATGTTTGCCCGTTTGGTATCGAAGGTAACAAGGTTTATCTCGATAATGCGATGATTCGTAATGCTGCAATTGGTACAGCCCAGATTAATGATGCGGCAATTACTACTGCCAAGATCGGCAATGCTGCAATTAACAGCGCGAAGATTCAGGACGGGGCGATCACCAATGCGAAGATCGTAAACGGTGCTATTGATAACGCCAAAATTGGTAACTATATCCAGTCTTCCAACTGGAACGGATCAACCGGATGGCATATCAACAAGAACGGGTCCGCTACGTTCATGAACGCTACCGTTAAAGGTAATATCACGGCTGATTCTGGTACTCTGAACAACGTCACGATTAACTCTAGCTGTGTTATTAAGGGTATGCTTGAAGCTACTCAGGTTAAGGGTGATTTCGTTAAGGTGATTGGTCGTAAGTTCCCGCACCGTGATGTTAACGTTGATAATGGTTATGCTGGCTATCCACAGGGTACGGTCACTGTTCGCGTTGAAGATGATCACAAGTTCGATCGTCAAATCGTTATTCCGGCGATTAGTTTTGGTGGATTGCGAGCGCGTGAAGGGTCGAACAATAATACCTATTACGACACCTGTCGCCTGATTGTTCGTAAGAATGGGTCAGAGTTGTATAATAGGGCGTATGGCGGTAATACTGGTCTTTACTCAGGTGTTATTGATATGCCAGCGGGTAAAGGTGCTGTGACCTTGACCTTTGAAGTGCAATCAAGCGCAATCAACAACTGGACGCCTAGCACATGGATCAGTGATTTAACTGTAATGGTAACTAAAAAAGCCACTACGGGTATTACTGTTTCTTAAAAATTTAATTTTAATAATTAATCCCGCTTAATTCTTTTGAGTTAGGCGGGATTATTTTTATCTAAATAATTCTGCCATGAAATTATAAAAATATCGGGGGCGTAATGACTGAAATTATATATGGCGGTATCGGTGTTATCGCCTTAATTTGCGGTGGTCTTTGGAGACTTCACCGAAATCAATTAGCAACTGAAAATAGATTGTCGAAATTGGAATCCAGCGACGCATTGTTAAACCAGAAGTTTGAGACGATGCAGAATAACCATACTCAGATTGCTGAACGTGTTTACCAAATGGAACAAACACTACACGGTATAGAGAAGAAAGTGGTTGCGATGGACGCCAAATTTGACCAAGTTCTCGACATACTCAAACAAAAATAATAATAAAGGGGTGAATATATGAAGAATAAACTTAAGAAATATTTTGGTTATCTCTTGATTGTCGCCCTCACTTATAACGTAGCTATTAGACCTCTGCTAACGTCCTTTGGGCTTGAACTCCCGGCTATGACCGTGGATGAACAATTGCTAAGGACACTGGCGGGGGTCTTTTCGTTATTAGGGGGCTAACATGGCAACCAGTACCAATAAACGAAACGCTCTAAGGACTAAGAAAGCGTTACGGCAATGGTCTGAAAAGGCAACCGATACATTCGAAAGGGCACTAGGGGAAGGGGCGATCTTTGCTTCCAGAGCACTCCAGAAGAAGATTAACAAGAATGTTGATAGACCTACTCGCTGGACTCAGCAAGCTGTAGGTAATACCAACTACAAGAACCGATCAGGGACGAGACACCAAATCTTCATCAAGGGCGCAAGGGATAAGGACAAGAAGATCGGCAGTCAGGATGACTATCTGAAACACTATTTCGATGGTGGCAAAATCAATAAGCTAGTTCCAATTGCCAACGGTAAGGTCTTAGACGCCCACGGGAACATTAAGGCCATCAAAGGCGGTAAGATGATGCGTAACATCGAAAATGGCAACTTCATCAAGGTAGAGAACAAGGAAGGGACTTTTATCATGAAGAAGTACAAGCCTAAGAAATCCCGAACCAAACGCGCTAGGAATGGATCGGCGGTGGCAAAACGTCGCTTAGAGAAACGCATCCAGAAACAGAGTAAGCGAATTGTTGCCGTTAAATCGGATAAAATTTCTACTCGTTATTCGACGCTAGGATCGTGGGAAAGCAACGAAGCAATGATGCTTGAAAACATCAATAAGCACATTAAATCGCGCATGAAATACGTTTAATCAATAAATACCCTCATAGAATCTTATGGGGGTATAACATGGCTAAAAATATTTTTACTGAATTTCCTACTTATCCGGTCGATCAGCTTTCCGGTATTTTTATTAATGGCATTAGCCCTGAATCAATGACCTATGATTTTGAGGCGAAGAGAGTTAAACATAAACAATATAAAGAATGTATCCGTGACCATGAAAAGGGGACCGTGTTTTGTGTCGCTACATTGGCTAAACGTCCTAAGTATCGTTTTCGTGTCGGGCAAGAAGTCGATGTAGTTAATCCTTATAGCTTTAATTGTCTGGGCGATGCACGCGCGGTGTGTGTAGGTACTGCTCCTTATTATATCAAGGGTATGCGCTTTATTGGTTATATCTTCGAAATGATCTAAGGGGGTAATATGTTAAGCAAACATTTTTCTCGCAAGGAATTTAAATGTAAATGCGGAAAATGTGATTATGATACAATCGACGCTGAATTACTGGTAATTCTTGAGGATGTACGAGAGCACTTCGGTAAACCAGTGATTATTAACAGTGGCAACCGTTGCCCGACTCATAATAAGAATGTTGGCGGTGCAACCAATAGCTATCATGTTCGAGGCCGCGCGGCTGACATTGTTATCAAGGGTGTCTCACCTGATATTGTTCATGCTTATCTTGATGGGAAATATCCTACTCAATACGGCTTAGGAAAATATAAAACATTTACGCATATCGATTCCAGAGCGAAAAAATCACGGTGGAATGGATAAAACAAAAGCGCCTCTGGTGGGCGCTTTTTTGTTAGAATATGCTGGCGACGTTAGCTATATTTCTGACCATTTTTTCATTATAGACAAATATACCGCAGACGATAAAGTCGTTTTTGACGAAGTAGATCCGTCTCTGGTTGAAGTAATGAAAGAACCGGAAGACCTAGAGCTTGATTTAAGCCAATTATAGACTCTCTAACGCAATTAAATTAAAAAGGGGTACGGATGTACCCCTTAAAGCGTTTGGTTCGTTATACGGCGATTTAGGCCGCCTATGATTTATTTTCTTGTTCTATGAAAATCTTTCTCACCTCATCAGAATAAATGTCTAGTGATTCCTCATAACATTTTCTGTATTCACCGTAATTACTGGTGGTCTTTTGACATAGCAATTTCAATGTCTTATGTGCTCCATCAATGAAAGCATCTTCTCAATAGGTTAGCGGTCTACGCATTTCTTGGTCTACGGTTGCCAATGCTAGGCAAGAATTCATAGATAAAATCAAACCTAAAATCTTAATCATCTTCATTAGCTTAAATTCCAAATTCTTGTAATGGACCTGGTATTTCTTCTTCTGGTTTCCAGTTCTTATCTGTCAGCATGTCTAAACATGGATGCAGAACAAGCCCGTTACTCTCCAGAATCTGCCTATCATTGATAGTCTTCAAATCAACGAAGATCCGGCCTTTCCTCGGTCCTCTTGAATTTTCTATTACAACTCTCTGGGTCTTGCCATCGATGTATTCCAGTACAAACAAGTTTTTGTACTTGTCAATCCTGCTACACCCGATCCGTTTTAGAGCTTGCTTAATCTTAAACCGGACCTTAATGCGATCCTCGTTGTAAACATCTTCTAAATCAAATTCTGCGAGCTTCTCCCAGCCTTGAGAGTCAACAGAATACATTTCCTCTTCTGCCATCTTAATTTGATTGTAGAGTGTTTCACGCTCGCTATTGAGGGTAGTAATCTGATCGGCTAGCTCCTTCGTTGCTCCTGTCATAGCAGAAAGGGTAATCAGGTTATCAATCTTGCGTGATATTTCATCAATCTGTACTTTCAAAGCCGGAACCGGATTAGCCTTATCTTCAGCAATCCAGATTTTATCAGCCAGCAATTGCAATACAGCTTTCTCTAATTGGTCGCCGCGAAAACTCCAGTTTGTATGCACACATTCAATACGACTAGAGCGCATTGCATCGCATGAATAACGATATTGGTTAGGCCGTCTGTTTGTTCCTTTCACCTTAACCATAGCGGAACCGCAATGTTCACATTTCAATAGACCAACACCACTAAGCAAGGGAATAGGTTTAGCTTCTTCTTTGTCTCCAAAGTTACATGCTCTAACACCAATGCTTTTCTTAAGGTGATAAAACTCAGCGTCATCTAGCACACGAGGATAATAATCCTTTAACTCATACTTAACGCCATCTACAGAGATTTCCTTGATACCAATCAAAGCGCGGGTATGGAACAACCTTTCAATCATTGCCCGTGACCAGTTTGAATGCCTCTTGTGACTTGCGGCTGGTGGTGGTGTGTATGTCGCGTTAAGGTGATCCAGTATCTCGGCGGTTGACCGTCCATTCCTGCGTAATTCCACAACTTCCTGAACAATAGGGAAGAAGACCGGATGAGGAAGCACATAACCAGATGTGGTATCAGTCCACCACATATTCTTTCCAATTTCCTCGATTGCAACAGCCGGATTTTGTGGATTTTCTTGATGAGCTTTAATCTTAATCAGTGCGCTTGAGTTAGTACGATTGCGCTTAGTCTGGCTTTCCTCATTACCACGGATGAATAAAAGGATGGAGAACATCAGGTCCATCGGGTTAGCGGTAACAGTATCCAGCGAGTAGATCTTGTTATCCATGCCAGTAACAATGGTTATCCCCCTACGGATGATTGAAAGGAATAACTCCTGCGCACTGACAATATCGGCACGGGATAAACGGTCCAAGTTTTCGATGAATAGCCAGCTACCAACAGGAACGGATCTACCTATTGCATCAAGGAAACGAGATAGCGCCCCTGTTTTGGAGTTAGCACCCTTAAACGCAGATACACCCAGATCCTGATAATCATTTACCAGTTCAAGGTCATACTTTACCGCAATCTCTCTAGCCATCCTGATTTGTCGTTCATAACTCGAACCATCATTCTGACGCATAGACGAGAAGCGAATATACGAATACAGTTTAGTTTTCATACCATTTCCAAACAAAAACGCCCCTACCGCGTATTATAACGATAGGGGCTAGGTGATTAAAGATTAAAGAATTTCACGGCAGCTAATCAGGGAATAAGACGTATCACCTTTTTTAACATCAAATATAGGCGCGCCATCTACAGAATGCAGATATTTGATGTAGGATTTACCATCTTCGGAACCATAATATTCTTCTTTCTCGTTCTTATCTTCTTTCAGTTTTGGGCTTTTGATTGTTTTATCAAATACCGGATCGTTGAAAGCAAATTGACTATTATCATCATTCACTCGAACCTTTACACCGATAAAACCACGGTATTTGCCAGACGGCGCATGATAATAACGGTCGCCATCACTCAGGTAGCGTGTATCATCTCCTTTATATTCGAAGTAGGAATTGCACACATAATAGGTATAGGTATTAGCATTCGCAGCACCAACCAAACCCAGAGCAAGAACAACACTAGCGATAATCTTTTTCATAGTAGAATTTCCTCTTGTTGTTTGAATTACGATATATTTATATCATTAAAAGTTAATGCTAATAATCAGCCCAAACACAACCGCACCAATCAAATCAATCCAGTTAATACACAGCGAATATTCTTTCTTGAATGTCTTAGATGAAATGCCATCATGAAATTGTTTCATTGCTCACCCCATACTAACGACAAGATAAGAAAGACTAATAATAGTTGTGAGACTACCTCCCACGAATGAGATAAAAGCTAACATGTTTGATTCTCCAGTTTAAAAAGCGGTGGGAATTGCACCCACCAAATTAGAAATTAATTAAGCGCGAACGATGGTCAGAGTATCCAGCAAACCTTTTTCGTATAATTCAAAACACGTTTTATATTGCTCAATCTGGAAACCATAGCGGGTGATCTTATTCAGTAGAACAATCACGGTATTCTCATCTAGGTATTGTCCTTGCTTACCAATTACATAAGTCTCACGATTCAATCTCAGCTTACGGAAACCTTTAACACCTAATTCCTTAGCCACCGCTTTAATCTCGTTAATCTCACCTTCTGCGGCTACATATTCAGCGTCGATAATCTCAGTTGATGATCTCAGTGCTACCAGAACTAAGGCCATTGCTTCTTCTTCGGTACGAGCAACACCAGCTTTCTCGAAAGTCATCTCACCAAATTTACGAGTCATGATATTGAACATTGTCTGTATTCCGTTTAAATCGGCGGGAATAGTACCCGCCAAATTAGACATTACTTCTTGCTGATAAACTCTTTAGCGATAAAGTTGATTACTTCTTTCAGCTTCTTGTCTGTATCGATGCACGCTGGTAATTCTTCTTTAATATCCTGCGGCAGATACACATTGCCTTTAAAGTGGAGGAAACCATCATTACCAATCATGTAGGAGAACATCCATTCACAATCGTTATCCGCTTCCCAGAACGCCACGGTCTCATCCCCAATCAAGGTAATGTCCATGTTGCGACGCGCTGCGTAGTTGATGATTGCTTTACCGATGTTCAT